TAATTCTACCTTTGCTATTTACAGTGAATTGTCCTACTTCGTTTGCATCTCCGTAAACTCCTGCAGTAACTCCTGTTACACTTAAATTACCTTCTAAGTTTACTGTATTACCTGAACCTGTAAACGTGGCTGAATCGGCAACTAAATCTCCACTTGCACTATTTAAATTAATAGTAACAGCACTTGTAAATGCATTTGCAAAATCGGCTGTACCACTAACGTTACCTGAAACACTACCTGTAAAGTTTGTTGCACTAATGTCTTTGTTAAAGGCTATTACATTTGAACTATCTAAAAAAGATACCTCAGCAAGATTACTGTTACTGTTTAATTTTAATTTTGCTGTAACATTTTGACCGTCTGAATTTATAACTAATTCATCTGATTGTAGATTATTAACCTTTACTGTATCCTCTTGCTGGACAACCTCGCCTTCAATGGTAAGTTTACCCTGGATAACCAGTTCTTGATCTGCATTAATGTAAGTCTTTTTTGTTGCCATCTAGAATATCCTATATTATAGAACTATTTATCAGATTTTGTGTTTTTGAAAACCAAGTCAAAAAAAGAGGCTCCTAAGAGCCTCTTTAATTCTTCCTGAAACGTTTCGGTTTACTGGAATGCAACGTTGGCGAGTGTTACCGCATCAACGTAGTCTGCCGCATTACCAAGAGATGAAGCAGTATTTGTAAGTTCTTTATAACCATATCTGGTCATGAAACTTACTACTGGTTCAAAACTTGCTGGGTCCATTACTGGGCCTGTGCTCATTAATGGAATGTAAGGGCAATAGAATGCTGGAGCATCAGTTTCGCTTGATCCTTTGTAACCAACAAGAACTTTTGTTCCGTCAGCCGCATAGTTATCAGCAAATACTCTGATTGTTCCGTTCAATGTACCAACAAACTTAGTGTTTACTGGTGCTTCAAATGAACCTTCAGTTGTTCTAGCAAATGTAGAAGTTGACGCACTTTGTAGGATTGTCAATGCTTCTGGAGATACAACGATGTAGTTACCAGCACCACGTCTTGTTCTAGCCGCGATTCTGTTAGCACTTCTGTTAATCTCAATAGCCAATGCCGCATGTCTATCACCGACATAAATGCTTGTACCACTTAAAGAACCAAAGTCTAAAGTTGTACCTGCACCTGCTAGAGTTCTTAGTGACCCGATAATTTCTTGGTCGATCTCAACTACGATCTCTTGTGCTAATGCCTGCATGATTTCTGCTTCGACGTCAACGCCGTGCATCGCTTCTGCATCTTGAGCCGCCTCAAAAGTCCATCTTGCTGATAACCTTCTGGTTTTCGCTTCAACGGTTTCTTTTAAGATTTGAATGCTCATTTTTCTACCAGGATTACCTTCAGCCGCCGCTGTGGCGTCTGGAGAACCTGCGTATGAACTAGCAAGTTTAAAAGGACTTAATGCCTCGTCACCTGCTGTTGCTCCACCACCAGTTTCCGCATAACGTACTCTTAGTGTATGGATTTGTCCTACTGGACCACTCATTGGTTGTACACCAACAAGTTCGTTAGCGATAACAGAAGGCATAACCCTTCTAATTAACGGTAACATTACTTTGTTTAATGTCGCTACTGAACCTGCACCTGTGGCACCTGCTGTTGCGGCCTCTGACAAATGTCTCTTTGTATTTTCGAGGACCACATCTAATGAAGATTTTCTGTTTCCATCTAAACCTTCAAGCAAGGCTTCCTTAGTTGCGGACCAGTTGCTTTCAAATAAATCTGCCATTTCTAACTCCTATTTTATTTTGAAAGTCCGGCTAATTTACGGATTACGTCGATTTCAACTACGTCTTCCGCTTTGTCATCGGCTTCTGCTGTAACAACAGCCGCCTTATTACCAGTGTGTTCACTAGTAACTGATTCTGACAATGTCTGCTTTTCTCTTGGTGCTTCGTTATCAAGAACAGAAGGCAAATACTTATTGAACTGCTCTTCTAATCTATCTGTCTTAACACTTTCAAGTAAATCAGACATAATTTCTTTCTTCTCTTTGCCTAACGGCGCCATAAGTTCGTTGAGTTTCTCTTTTCTTTCGAATCGATCTTCTGCAACTCTTAATTTAGATTCTACAAGTTTCCCTGCTTCCTCTTTTTCAGCAATCTTTTCGTTTGCTTCATTAAGTTTGGCTTCCATTTCGGCGATTTGTTTTTGTACTTTCTTGATTTCTTTTGCTTCGTTTAGGTAACTAGTACCATATTCGTTTGCAAATGCTTCAAAAATTCTTCGACCGAAGTCATTTTCACGAGCCTTAGTAATATCGTCTTTAAATGATCTAACTTCATTTGTAATAACTTTGTTGACAACGTTTTCAACTTTGTCAGCCGCTTTACTAATGAAATCTTTCTTCGCTTCAGCAAGTTGTTTTTTGCCTTCACGAACCATTTTGACTTTTTGCTCCACAAGACCTTTTTTGTCTTCGTGGAATTCTGATAGTTCTCCAGCAAGTTGCTCTGCAACAAAATTATCTAATTTCGTTACATGATCACTTACTTTGGCTCTATCTGCTCTAAGTTCTTTAACTTCTTTTGCAACCATTTCAGTTACAAATTTGTCAAGCACTTTGGCATGCTCACTAATGGCTTTGTGATATTTGACACGATCTGTTGCTAGAACGTTTTTCTCTTCTGCAATCTCTTTGATCTCTGCCTCAACTTTTTCTGAGATAAATTTATCCATTGCTTCAACAATCTGACTTTTGTCATGACTGTATCTTTGGGCAAACTCTTCTCTAAGTTCAGCAGTAATCTCGTCTCTTGCTTCAGAAACTTTATTGTTCCATGCTTCTTGAAGAGCGTCTTTAACTTCAGAAGTTAATTCTGCATTCTCAAGTAGATCTTTAAAATTCACTGCCATCGTAGTCTCCTACTTAATTTTAAGTTCATTGATGAAGCCAGTGATAGCCTTCATCAAGTGGTTTTCTGCACTTTTATCGTGTGTTAATGCAGATGCGGTGTCAAATAATTGTGCACCGCCTCGCATATTAAATAAACTTTCATAGATCGTTTTAGGGTAGGCATCTGGTGCACTTGGTTGTGCCACAATGTCTACTGTTACTATATCAAAATCGGATACACGTCCACTTTCGTTGACATTACCACTTCCCCGACTTGATACACCAAGTTTTGCTCCTGCCTTCAATAATGCTCTTGCAATATTTCCCATTGGTGTTTCTATGATTTTCAACTTTCCTAAACCATTGCTGTCTTCACAGTATAAGTCTGTAATAATATGACTTACTCGGTCTAGATTAATTTGTAGTTCTTCTGGATGGTCTAATTCGCCCATCACAGTTTCGCCTTTGGATAGTCTTTCTTTAACACTTTCACATGCTTTTTTAATTTCATCTTTGGGATATACTCTACCGTTTTGGTTTTTTACATCTCCTTGTATGAAAAGTCCAGCCATAAACAGGTCCTTGCCGTCACTGGATTCCATTATCTGGACTCCAGATTGCTCAGGACTCATGTATTCATATAGTTTATTGGCCATTTGCTATCCTCTAAGTACCTAAATTATACTTTTTTAGGTTCTATTTTAAGATTGTCTGAACCGCCGCTGTCGGAAGGCTTGTTGTCGCCCATATCTCCTTCGCCGCCGTCATTAATCTTAATAGGTGATCCTGCATCTTCTACTTTTGATCCGCCACTTGGAAGTGGTGCATCATTGTTGTCCATGCCTGGATCTTTTGGATCTGCTACTTTGTCTTGTAACTTAGTTGCTTCTTCAACAACTTCGTCTGACTCTTCAGCAACTTCTTCGTCTAGATCGTACTCAACACTTTCTAGGTCAAGTTCGTCTTCCATGTCTCCAGCATCCATATCCATTTCGGCTTTTTCACCGTCTTCCATGCCTTCGTCATCGTTGTCTGCAAGTAGTTTTTCAAATTCTGCTTTAAGATCTTCAAGTTCGTCTTCAAGTTCGTCAACTTTGTCCTCTAGGTCGCCGTCTTCTTCCTCATTTTCGTCCTTGTCTTCTTCGCCAATTTCGTCTGCTTCGATTTCTTCCTCATCAGCAAGAATGTCGTCTTCTAGATCATTACTTTGATCAACAACTTCATCTACTTCTGATTCTTCAACAGCCTCTTCCTCAGATTCCTCTGATTCCTCAACTGCTTCTTCTTCTGATTCTGTGGATTCTTCAACTTCTGCATCTTCTTCAGCAACGTCTTCGTCTAGAACTTTTTCATATTCTGCTCTTGCTTTTGCAACAACATACTCATGAAGTAGTTCTTCCGCTTTTTCGTTTTCTTCTGCAAGGAGAAGTTCAAGAATTTCTTCTAATTTACTTCTTGATTCTGACATTGTGGTCTCCTTAAATGTTCAAATACCACTCATGACACGAGTGTCACTAATGGTCTGTTTAATACTTATATAAAAAAGTGTTTTTATGTGCGAAAGGGTGTGAAATTGAGTGATTCTGAGTGATTTCTGTATATTATGTAAAAATCCTATTAATATTTATATTATAATAATAAAACTTAAATACTGTTTTATATAATGCCACCAGCACCTGCGTCAGCACTTGGATTAGCATACATCACTTTCTGGAACTTGCCATGCTCTATTTCTTCGGCTCTTTTTATTTCTCTTGCTTTACGCAATTTACTTAAAGTTTCCAAAGTCATTTTAGGCTTCCTACTGTCTTCTTTATTTCTTCGCTGAAATTCGTCAAACTCAGGATTGTAAAATTCTATAAGTCTCATTATAATGGCTCTCCAGCATCTAAATCAGTACCGCCTTCTGGTGGTATATCAGTATTTATCTCTGGTGTATCAGGTTCAGGAACTACATCTTGTGGTAACTCTGTGTTTGGATCTACATTTACATCAGGTTCTGGTCTTACCCCAATATTTCTGAGGTCCATATTTTTATCACCGTCTGCAAATTTCTCGTATCCGTTTTCTTTACGCCATAATGCTTCGTTGTCTTTCATTTCATCTTCAGTAAGTCCAAGATATTTTTTCATTTTAAACTGATTACTTAGGAACTGTGTAGGAGCAAGTGTATTAAATAGGTTTGCTCTTTCCTGATCTAATTGTAGTTCTCTGTAACTACTGAAGTTCATTGGCTTGTTAAATGTAATATAAAAGTCGCCGTTGTCTATTTCTATGCCTCTGTGTTTGAGGAACATTTTAAACTCATCGTCCATGTCCTCTTGTATTTGCTTTTGTAGTCTTTCCACATACTTTGCAAATCTGTATTCCTGAATAAAAGCAATACCCACTTTACCGTCATTGTAGACACTACTTCCATCTTCTGGGCCTGTTGGCAAATAACTGCTAGGCACTCTTAAACCTCTTAGCAGTTTATTATTAAAGTATCTCAAGTCATCTATTTGTCCCAAGTTTTCTCCACCTGGTAGTGTATCAACTTTGGAACCTCTGCCTTCTGCCGTTGTGGCAAAAAAGTAATCTTCCAACATACTCATTGGATTATAGGCACTATCGGCAACACTTGTGCCGTCTGTCTTTTTGTTTGGTACACGTTTTTGTTGTACTTCGTATTTTACTTGCTCTAAATACTGTCTTGCTTTGTGTGGAGGCATATTACCTACATCTATAAAGAACACACGTCTTTCTGGTGCTCTGTGTACCCTGTATATAATAATTGAATCTTCTAATAATTCTTTTTGTTTAAAAACTTTAAACACAGGTTCTAAAATACTAACACCAAAAGGCCAACTGTGGTCCATGCCTTCTGTTAAACTTACATGTACTATGTGTCTTGCGTCTACAGGAACACCTTGGTCAACTCCATCCATTGCACCTGTCATGTAATTGTTAGATTTACTGTTTACCGTGCTATACCCACTTGTAAGTCCACCACCTGCACCATATGGCCTGCTATGTAACGGTGCCACATCTGTAGCAACTAGTTCTTCAAAGTTTGGTTGTAAATTTTTAATAAAGTATGTCTGTATCTTTTTGCCCTGACTTTCATTTACAATAACTTTTTCAATGTTTGCAGGATCTATCCAATACAGTTTATAACTTTGTGGGTCTCTAATAAAAAATTGATCTCCGTATTTGATTGTGCTACGGAATATTCTGTATGCTCTTTTGTGCATTTCATTTAGTCTGCACCACTGAGTAAGTGATTTGTTAAGGATCTGATTTTCTGTATCTGAAGGATCTGTATTATAATTAATTTCAAATGGTAAACCAGTGTAATCATCTTCCTGTGTACCAAATTCTGATATAGTGTCTAGAGCAGAGTTAATTTCCAGATCAGTATCCATTTGATCATACTGGATATATCGCATAAGTCTGTTGGGACTTCCTGCATACACCTCAGGTAACCAACTTGCATATCTACTTGTAGCCGCACCAGGACCGCCTTCGCTGTTGCGTTGACCTGTTACGTTTAATGGTAGACCGCTGTTGTCTACTGATGAAAAGTATTTTCTCCAACTCATATAGAATCCTTTAACATATTATTTTATACTATTTATCGGATACTGTCAAGTATTTTTGGATTACTGATTATATGCCAGGTTTGTTATTGATTTCAGTTAGTTTTTTATTGGATATTTTTGATTCTGAAAGTATTAGTGTTAATAGTTTGGCTTCAGTAGATTGTTCGTCTATTTCTCTTTCTTCTCCAATAGACATACCACCAGTGGATTCTGCACCTGCGGCGGAATCTAGGAAACTGAGACTTAAACCGCTTCTTCTTCGCTGTTGTATTGATGCCATCTGCATATCTTGTTGCTGTTTTTCTGCAACTTCTAGTTGTTTTTCCTGTGTTTTCTTTTTATTAAGACTGGCTATTCCATCATCGTCAAAAAACATATCTTTTAATAGACCAAGACCTCCACCTATTGCGGCACCTACGGCTGTGCCTATAACAGGCACTATACTACCTATAGCCGCACCATAAAGAGCACCTTGACCTACATCACCTAACGTATCCACTACACGTCCACCTGTTGTAGTCTCTCCTCCAAGTGCATTACTTCCAGCATTGGCGACCATTCCAACAGTCATTCCTCCTAAGGCAAATAGGCCTCCTCT